GTTAATTTTAGTATTTTGGGTAGAGATAAAGATCCAATGTTGGGTAGAGAAGAATATATTAAATGGGATAAAGAAAGATTAGAAAGGGAAGATATAGCAGATAGACTTAAGAATCAATTTCCAGAACTCAATGTTCAAATAGGTGGACAAACTGGATTAGATATATCAAATAAAGATAAGAGTCAGATTTTAAGAGATTTTGGTAAGGATGATGATATACATTTCTTTGGTGATATGATGGCAGAGGGTGAGAATGATTATCCTTTAGCGATGGCAATAGCAAAGAATATGATGGGAACAGCGTATAATGTAGATAACTGGCAAGAAACGATGTCCATACTAAATAAGATTTAGCGAAATAAAAACTATGAAATGGAATCGAATACTGAAGGAAATTATGAGAACCCCTGGACCTATAAAGGTTCAACTTTTACTTCTGACGACATTAACGGTTTCTTCGGTTACATCTACAGGATTACAAATATTCAGAATGGTAGGCAGTACATCGGGAGAAAATACTTCGTACAGAAGCGAAAGCCTAGAGGTGGGAAACGAAGAGTTACGAGTGAAAGTGACTGGAAAAAGTACTATGGAAGTTCTCCAGAACTTAAATCCGATGTTAAACGATTGGGCAAAGAGAACTTTAAAAGAGAAATCATCTCCCTACATGAATCCCTTGGCAAAGTAAACTACGAAGAGACTAAACAACTGTTCCTAAACAATGTATTAATTGAAGCACTTGACGATGGGACTCCTGCATACTATAATAGCAACATTCTTGGCAGGTACATGAAAAAAGATTATGGCAACTTTGGACTCAACAATCAGAAAGACACATGACTGGGCACTTGATAGAATTAATCTAATGTCAAAAGATGTTGATAGTATTGAAGATGGATATGCTATCGTTCAGGAGTTTGATGAATGGTTAGATCCTGATACTGATACACATGAAGTTTGTTCACTAGCATATATTGGGAAAGGAAGTGAGTATCAGTAGAACTGGAAAGGATAAACCTAAAAAAGAAAATTGTCGTAAGATACTTTCTAGTTATGGTTACACAGGTTCTTCGGTTGAAGAATGTATAGAAGAGTGGTGTAAAAAACAATATACTACAGCAGGGCTTGTCAAATATTATGAAGCATACTATAATGGTAAAGAAAAATAAATCATTATAAGTATATAATGACAATACATAGAATAAGGTTATCTAAAATGCAAAAAGTAATTAATGTACTTGCTGTTGCGTCTGCTGCTGTATCTATTGCCGTTGTTGGCACTGTTGGTTACGTTTACGTTAATAGGGAAGCAATCATAGAAGATGTCAAAGAGAAGGCACTTGGTTCAGTTATGGGTGGACTTGGTGGTGGAGGACTTGGTGGAGATCTTCCACTAGGAACTAATGATCTTGCAACACCAGAGGCAGCACCACAAGCAACTTTACCTAGTGCTCCAGTTCAATTCTAATGGATTATAAAACTGCTGGTGTTGATATTGAAGCAGGAAGATCTTTTGTTGATGCAATAAAAGACACCGTTAAATCCACTCACGCTCCAGAAGTGTTGGGTGGATTTGGTGGTTTCAATGGGATGATGAAAATTCCTGCAGGGTATGAGAAACCAATATTAGTTTCTGGTACTGATGGTGTAGGAACTAAAATACATGTTGCTGAATTAAAGTCAACTGGTAATCCATCTATCATGCGTGGTATAGGAATTGATCTTGTTGCCATGTGTGTGAATGATGTAATAACATGTGGTGCAAAACCATTATATTTTTTAGATTATATTTGTACGTCAGATATAAAATTACATGGAGAATTAGTAACAGAATTAGTTAATGGTATAGCAGAAGGATGTAGATTATCCAAGTGCTCTTTATTGGGTGGTGAAACAGCAGAACATCCAAGAAGAATGAGTATGGTAGATCCTATTAGAGATCTTGCAGGATTCTGTACTGGTATTGTAGAACAGAGTGAGATTATTGATGGTAGTTTAATTCGTGAAAGTGATGTTATTATTGGTATAGAGAGTAGTGGTCTTCATAGTAATGGATTTAGTTTAATTAGAGAGATGCTTTGGAGGCATCAACTAATTCTTAAAGAGATGCCAGAACTTTTAAACCCTACAACCATCTATGCTCCTTTGGTTGCAAATCTATTAGAAGATTTTCCTATTGTGGGTATGGCAAATATTACTGGTGGTGGTATTCCAGAAAATCTTCCAAGATGTATTCCAGATGAGTATGAGGCAAGAGTTAATTATAATGCTTGGCCAATGCCAGAATTGTTTAGTAAGATTATGCTTGCTGGTGAGATTCCTGAAGAGGAAATGAAGAATGTATTTAATCTTGGTATTGGATATTGTGTAGTAGTTCCTCAGAATGTAGCAGTTGATGTCCAGTTAAGAATAGAAGGACATGGTTTAAAATCTTGGGTTATAGGAGATATTGTGTCTATATAAACTTAGAGACATTCTATTTTTATGCCTGAAGAAGTAAAAGAAGAAGAGAAGGTAGATTTACCAGAAGCTTCTGAAGAAGTTAAAGAAGAAGAGAAGAAGGAAGAAAAACCTAAAGGTATGTTAGGAAAGATGGCAGATGCTATTGTTCCTGATCATGATGAGCAGATGGCAATCATTAGTACATTTGTTCGCCTTGGTATTTTGGTTTGGTCGGGGGGAATTTTGACTTTAAATTATGTTGCCATTCCAAACTTCCCACAGAAGAATATAGATCCAACTTTCATAGCTTCGGTGTTTACGGGAGTTTTAGCTACATTCGGAGTTCAGACTGCTAAGAATAAAGGTAATGGTAATGGAGGAAAACCACCTGCACCTCAAGTATCGAAAGCAGATATGGAGAAGTTAATTGAGAAGGCATCACAAACTGCACCTGCTCAAATCATTAGAATAGAGCAAGCACCTCTTAATTTAACTGCTGCTGCAAATCAACCCAAGAAGGAAGAACCACCCATCACATTATAAACTGGAGATTTCGTTATGAAAAAATGGATAGGTATTAGTCTAGGAACACTCTTAGGACTATCCCATATAGGAATGATAGGGATGATTTCTAGAAAGGAATCATTCCCTCAGTTGAATTTACCTATTGGTGAATATACATCTTATAATGTTGTTGCAAATAAAGAAGGATACTCTATAAACTATAGAGCACATGATCCTAGAGTACTAGTAAAATCTGAAGGTGTTGAAAAACCTGGTGGATTGTTAGGGTTAGGTAAAACAAAAATATCTAAGCATGAACAGTATTATGTTGCTCCATCACAGAGTAATGGTGGTGGTATGAGTCCTGAGATGATTGCATGTATTAAGAAGAAAGGTGGTGGAGAAGGAACAGGAAGAATTGTAGGTGGTGCATTAGGAACTGCTGCTGTTACTAATACTGGACTAGCATCTGTTCCTATAGTAGGATGGGTACTTGCTGGTGCTGCTACAATGATTGGAATGGATCAAGGAGCAGAGATTGGAGGACAGATGGCAGGAGATCTTGCTAAAGAATGTCAGGAAGAGATTAATGAATCGGAATGATTTTCTAGATTGTTTAATACACAATTGGGATAATCGTTCTCAAGCACAATCCCATCCCAATTTATATACATACTGTCATTATGATTGGAGTATGGATGATGACATATTAAAATCTAAACAATGGTATCATTGGAATGGTGAAGTATATCGTGAAAGAACTAATAAACTTACTATTAAGAATGATAGAATAATACTTAATATTTTAGATAATGGTATTGATGTTACTTTTAGAAAAGATGAACATGGGTATATCGGTGAGGTAAATACTTATATTAATGGAATAAAGGTACTAAGTTCTATTACATTGAATGAAGAGAAATATACTTCATTTGATCAAGGAATTGATTCTAATGGTAAGGTTGTATGGGGTGATGTTCAAGGCCCCTTTATATTTCATCACACATAAATAGAACACAATATATTAAAAACAATGGGACTACCAGATAAAGCACAGAAAGTATTCGACAAAGCAGTTGAATGGGACAAGAAACTTATTAAAAAATTTCAAGATAAGTTTAATTTGACAGATTACCAAGTACTTTGCATCTCATTTGCTAAAGGGTTTATTATAGGTGCAATACTTTTATGATTGTAGTTAGTTGGGAAAATCTTAGAATACTTATTATAATGATATTATTTGCTACATGGATTTACTTACTCATCGATTATTTGGGAAATGGAACTGACTGAAGATAATGTAATGAAGGTTCTTGAAGACCTTATACCCTACATCGAGGCAGATGGTGGGTGGTTAGAGTTTGTAGGGATAGAAGAAGAAACAAATATTGTTAAAGTAAGATTGGGTGGTGCATGTTCTACATGTGCTATGAGTGCTATGACTTTAAAGCAGGGTATAGAATCTAAATTATGTCATGAGATTCCTGATTGCTATGGAGTTATTCAGGTTCTCTAACAGTGTCCGTGAGTCCACACATAAATGCGTAAAAATACTTATATGGTATAATAAATAACAGCATAGTACGGGATTGAAACAATCATGCCCCTGACTCAACAAAGACACTACACTGTAGGTTATCACGACTTACAACAACAACATTATGAAATATGTGAGTATGCTATGAGTGCATACGAAGCAATAGAACACAGCAAAGAGGATGTACCAGAGCTACAGGTGCATCCTCATTTTGTTGATTACTGCAATAGCGATGAGGTAGATAATATCTCTCGTTTTATGGCAGCAGGTATTCCAATGGGACATTAATCATGAAACATGAGATTATGTGGTGGATGAGTAGATTAACTATCATGCTTACTTCACTCTTTTTATCAATGACATTAGCAGCACAAGCATATGCTGCTGAAATACAGATGGGTTCTGGAGGCATGTTAGTCTTTGAACCTTGCGAACTAACAGTTAATGTTGGAGATACAGTTACCTTTGTGAATAATGAACTGCCTCC